CAAGTTTTGTTTGAAACGCTGGGGAATCGAATGCCGAGGATATGCTATGGAATAGATCGGAATGGATTCGGATGGCACGGCAAAGGATTAGCCTGGAATAGCGTCGGAGTTGGAACGCAGTGAGTTGCGCTGGCACCGCATAGCTCTGCAGGGGATTCGCAATGTGTGCAATGTGACGGCAAAGACTTGCGAGGTCGGGAGCAGAGAGGCAAAGGAAATGAACAGATATGTCGCGCTAAGGTGATGCGAACAGTAGATAAGCGAGGGAACTGAGATGCTATGCCTTGCGAGGGAAAAGTATGGGCAGCGGAGTTGGGCAGAGGAACCGAAAGGCTGGGAAGAGGCATAGAAATGCAATGAAGTGCGGTGGCATAGTACAGACAGATGAGCATGGTTACGGCAAAGGCCACGAATTGAGCAGAAATGCGGAGGTAAAGAAAAGAACTGAAAGGCCTTGGCACTGAACAGCGGAGAAACGTGAGCACGGAAACGGCATAGTGTAGATAGGACATGCTGCTGAATGGCAAGGTGGCACTCTGAGTGGAACAGCAATGGAATGGACATGCAAAGCAGTGCAAGGGCAAGGCAAAGAATCGACTTGGGAAGCGAGGGCAGTGAAAAGAGAAGCAACGGGTGCAAGGTGACGGAAATGCTATGACAAGAAACGCACAGATGAGCATAGGAAAAGCCTGGAGCTGACCGCAATGGAACGGCGAAGGAAGCGTGGCCAAGGAGGTGCATGGCATGGAGATACGATGCAGAGGAATAGATTGGAGCCGATCCGAGATGCCGAGGAAATGAAAAGAGGAGAATTGCAATGAAACATTACGGAGATATCACAAAGCTCTCCGGAGCAGACCTGCCTCAGGTAGACTGCATCACCGGAGGCTCACCATGCCAGGACCTGTCGGTGGCAGGGAAAAGGGCAGGACTCGCAGGAGAAAGATCCGGACTGTTCATGGAGCAGATCCGGGTAGTAAAGGAGATGAGAGAGAATGACAGGAGAAATGGAAGGCCAGCTCACCTTTGCAGACCTCGGTATATGGTCTGGGAGAATGTCCCCGGAGCCTTCTCATCCAACAAGGGGGAAGACTTCCGGGCAGTCCTCACGGAGATCATCCGCATCGTCTGCCCGGACTGCCCCGATGTGCCTATGCCTGACAGGGGGGGGTGGAAAAACGCAGGATACCTCTATGACGAGATGGGCAGATGGTCTGTTGCTTGGAGAGTACATGACGCACAGTTTTGGGGTGTCCCCCAGAGAAGAAAACGCATCGCGCTTGTCGCAGATTTTGCAGGACTCAGCGCAGCCGAAATACTATTTGAGCGCAAAGGCCTGCGCTGGTATCCTGCGGAGAGCGGAGAAGAGGGGGAAGGAACTTCCGGAACTCCTGCGGCAGGCATTGGAGAAACAGATGAACGATAACGGATGTGATATGCCTTGAAGGAAACGGCACAAGACCTTCCCACAGGGGCAGCGGATATTCTGAGGGGGGCGATGTACACACTGAACATAACGGAAGTACATTGCGTCGCCTACAGAATCGGAGCCTACAACAGCGAAGGAATGAAATCAGAAAACCCGCATGCAGGGGTATACAAAACCGATCTATAGCGACATGTTGGTGACAGACCATGAAAACATATGCGATGCAGGCCTTTGGGCAATACAAAGAGAGCGACAGGGCATCAGGAATGAAGGCACGGGACCACAAGGATGCTACAGACCTGATTCTTCGAGGGGGGGGTACCGACATGGAAACTGCAGTAAGAAGACTTACACCGACCGAATGCGAACGGCTCCAGGGGTATCCGGACGGATGGACGGATATTGGAGAGTGGACAGATAGCAAAGGGAAGAAGCGACAAACCACAGACTCGGCGAGGTACAAGGCCCTGGGGAACAGCATTGCTCTCCCGTTCTGGTTCTACATCCTCCGCAGGATATCTGCCCAGTACGAAAGGCCGGCGACGCTTGGCAGTCTCTTTGACGGCATCGGCGGATTCCCGCTTTGTTGGGAGAGATGCAACGGACCGGGAACAGCTCTGTGGGCATCGGAGATCGAGGAGTTTCCAATAGCAGTTACGAAAGTACATTTTCCGGAGGGGACAGATGAGAAGGGCGAACAAGAGCAAACATAACAGCATCGGAAAACTACTGAACATCAGTAACTTCACCGGCAGCAGGACAACACCGGTTATCATGACAGAGAACCGCATGCTCCGCAGGCTGAAGGGAGAAAGAGGAAAGACTGGCAAAGTGAGGTGAACGATGAAGGATCTGATTGACAGGCAGGAGACGATAGAAGCACTGGGCGAAAGACCGAGATTTTCAACAGGTGGCGGATATGAAATGGGGGTGAAAGAGCAATATGACCGGGATTTGCTTGCAATAATCAATATGCCATCCGCACAGTCAGAAATCATTTACTGCAAGGACTGCAAGCATAAAGGAACAAAGAATTGTGTGGCAAATGCGTGGACTACAATTTTTGGATTTATGGTCAAAGATGATTTTTATTGTGGTCTTGCAGAAAGGAGAACCGATGAATGACACGATAAACAGACGGGATGCTATTGATGCGATGACAAACACGTTATGGCACTATCCCAACGAGTGCTATCGGAATCTCAATGAGTATGAGTTTGCAAAAGGCTTGGCAGAATTGGGATTAAAAAGTGTACCATCCGCACAGCCAGAACGCAAGCGGGGCAGATGGACACTTATAGGAATGAAAAAGTACAAAACGGTAGGAAGAACACCTGACCAAAAAGAAGTTTTACTCGAAAAGGAATGGCGCAGGGAAGAAAAGATTCAGTGTTCATGTTGCGGGGAAATAACCATGCTGGATTATAGCATTACCTATCAATTCTGTCCCCATTGTGGTGCAGATATGCGGGAGGATAACCATGAGACTGATTGATGCGGACGAATTGAAAACAGCATTCCCGGCAAGCGAAAACAGCACACCGGTATTGATAGCATCGGTAAGGGCAACCATAAATCACATGCCAACCATCGAACTGGACCGGACAACATACGGAATGAATGGCTGGAACAAGAAGAACGAAAGAGGAACAGTGGTCAACTGCTTACTGGATAAATGTGACTATAACCAGGACTGTATCTGCACCAGGGAAGAGATTACCCTGAGCGAAGAGCATTACTGCGTAGGAGGATGCGACGATGGCTGGGAAATCAAAGAAGACGACGAAGATTGAACAGGAAGACCTTGGAACACTCATGATATGTGCTCTCCGGTACTGCCACGAACCGCGAAGCTGCATTTCGTATCTGGTGCAGGGCATCTGCAGAGCACATTTGCAGAAGATATCCGATAAGGACCTGCAGGTCATGATAAATGACTGCGCGTCACGCTGTGACATAGAAAAGTACGAATTTCCAATCAGCAGCATGATGGGATGGATAGGATTTTATGATGTCCTGCAAGAAGAAAAGAGGAGGAGAGAAACCAGATGACGGCAACAACAATTATTACCTGCATGATCTGCTGGACGATAGGAGTTATCACCGGATTCTATATCATGTTCCAGGTGTCAAAAGAGATGGTCAGTAAGGTACGATATCAGGAGGAGAAGAGGCACCGGGAGCTGATTGCCCACATGGACCAGGCATCGGAGCATTGGCAGGACATTGTCATCGATATCCAGCACGAAACGGAGATGGGCCGCATGCAGAACAAATCTGTGAAGGACCAGCTGATGGTCATCCGGGCCTGCATTGCGAAAGACCGAACAGAAGAACAGGAGGATGTTGAGAACCTGGCACCGGAAGGTGACAGCACGGCAGCAGGACAGCAGGAGGCATAGGGGCATGAATGACCGCATTTCGGAGAATCTGAAGTGTCCGTTCTACAAAAAAATACTGAGGACCAGCCGTTTTATAGGCATCGAGTGCGAGTCCCTCATGCATGAGGAGGCCCTGGGATTTGCGACCTCTCATGTGACCCGCTTCAACAACTACCATGAACTGAAGGATTATTCAGAGCTGATATGCTGCGAGAACTGGACCGACTGCCCATATTACAAGGCTCTTATGAGGGGAAGGTACGCGGGACTGCCGAAAGGCACTGAGAAAAAATGATAGAGACAGATGCACCTGCCGTGAGTAGGTGCATTTTTTATGCCTTTTTCGCCATGATAAAAGAAAAGGTGTCGCCGACCAGAAAGGGTGTGAATCATGGCAAAAGGGAAGTACGAGCAGTGGTTGACGAGGGAGGGATTACTCAGAATAGAAGGCTGGGCGCGGGACGGCCTGACCGACGAAGACATCGCAAAGAACATGGGAATCAACGTGCGGACTCTCTACACATGGAGAGACAAGTACGATCAGATTTTTCAGTCCCTAAAAGAGGGAAAGGAAGTTGCTGATCGTGTGATTGAGAATGCGCTCTACAAAAGCGCACAGGGATACAAGGTCACGCTGAAGAAGGCCTTCAAGGTCCACAAGATCGAGTACGACAAGACCGGCAGAAGGAAACGGGAGTATGACGAGATCGTCCAGGCGGAAGAGGAAGAATATGTTCCTGCGCAGGTCACAGCGCAGATCTTCTGGCTGAAGAACCGGAAACCGGAGAAGTGGCGCGATAAACCGGTGGACGAGACCATCGACAACAATGTGACGATCAAGTGGGAGGAGGCAGAGTTTGCAGATTAACTTCGGCAAGCCGAACGAAAAGCAGAGACTGTTTCTCCTGGACCGTCATAAGTATATCGGATTCGGCGGAGCCAGAGGCGGAGGGAAAAGCTGGGCAGTACGATCCAAGGCTGTTGCACTATGTCTCCGGTACAATGGGATAAAGGTAGGCATCATCCGAAGAACCTATCCGGAACTGGAAGCGAACCACATCAAGCCGCTGAAAAAACTGCTGAAGGTAGGAACGCAGGAAGCTGCCGCCAAGTACAA